CGCCGATAATCTCAGCAGTAGACAACAAGGGATCAGCGGGCCGCGTATATCGAGTCCCAGTCATATCAGATGATTCCTGTTTGCTGTCGAGCAGACCAAGAGCACCTTGGTAACGCGGCAAGACCACCTCGACGACCCTGCGGTTGTTTCCATCGCGATCGGCATATTCGCGCGTCTGCAATTGTCCCTCGAGGTAAATTTTAGAGCCCTTCCTCACATATGCCTCAGCGATCTTGCTTAAGTTCTCATTGAAGACAACCACGTTGTGCCACTCAGTCCGCTCTTTGCGCTCACCGGTTGCCTTGTCGCGCCACGTCTCAGATGTTGCGAGAGAAAATTTCACGATCATATTGCCATTGGTGGTGTGGTGAACTTCAGGGTCTCGGCCTACGTTGCCGATTAGGAGTACCCGATTGAGACTGCCTGCCATTTTTGAACCTTTCATATTTAGTTGCGAGAATTTACAGAGTTTCACGGTACTTGATGCGATCCGGCCCTGCCGGCCCAAGCGGTCTTACCGAACTCTGTCTTGTATTGCCTTGAACAATAGCCCGTGTTCTCGCTCCGGCTGCCGGAAAGGAGGGACCGCCTGGGTGATTCTTCCAATATCAACCAAAAAAGTATCGAGCGATATTTGCTAAGGCGACGCCAAGCAAAAACCATCCTATATTCTCAATTGTCATCATTCTTGTCGCTCCTGATAGAGGGCCCTAGGCTCCAATGGTTGTTTTGGTTCTCGTTTCTTGGCCTTTGCGAACCCTCTAGATTTGATCTGCTGTTTCGGTTGATCGGCACCTAGGTATTTTGCCTCGACGCGTTTAGTTTTAGCTGCCTTCCTAGCGTCATTCGGATTCTTAACCGAGTAGCAGCACCGCCCTAATAGCTGCGCGTTTTCTAACGTTGGTGGACCGCCTATTGACGCCGGAATTATGTGATCTATTTGGAAATCTTTAGTTGGTAGCGCGCATCCTTCACAGTAAACAACGAAATTCTTCGTCGCCCGCCTGATGACCGCAACGCGGACCTTTGTCGGGAACTCCTTACGCTTCACTGCTTACTGATATCCAGTAGAGAATGACAATGATAATTGGACCGATATAGCGGATGAGTGCACTCCCAATAAGCATCATGCTTCCACCTCGTCTTTGTCATGGAAAACGATGCCAGATTGAGCGCCCCAGGCTTCCATGAATGCGATTAAATTGCTCATCTCTTCCTTGGATAAATCCGATGAGCTAAGGCCCCAAGGAATGACACCATCACCCTCCAACATGGGGATGAACTGAAGCTCGCGGCCACACGCTTGCATGAAAATCGCCTTCCATTGATCCGGCGTATAGTGGCGACCAAAATGTTTCTTCTGCGTGGCTATATCAGTTAGCATCGCCCACATGCGATCGTTTTGTGGCAGTGTGCGCTTTGCACCCTTGAACTCAACACGGGTCCCTGGTTGAGATCGACCAATCCAACTAACTGCTAACGCTCTCGACATTTGACCGGTGATAATTACTAGCGCGCGGCTCACAACGAAAACTCACTCTTAGCCATGATCTTGCTGACCACTTCGTCCAGCTCTTCATTGAATGCATCGACCGCATCCGACAGTTTGCTAATATATGGCTCATCCCGTTCAGCTCTCACGATGAATGGTGGCATAGCCGGCCAGTAGACAAATATGTCGATCCATTCGCGCTCTGTTATCCATAATGCGCCCTGACACTGCGCTTTGTGCGCAGGCGGGAATTCACCCCTCAGAAGGGTTTCGATCATGAGGTGCGGTAGTTTAGTCTTGATCTCCAGCACCCCATTCTCGCCAATGAGCGCATCCGGGCTGCATCCCTTGCGGCCGTTGCGGATAAAGCCAACCTGTTGCGGCTCAACGTCATTCATGTAGGCGTAGAAGTGCCGCGCGTCTGACTCCATGGCGTGTCCGCGCTCAGTGTGAATGTTTGAAAAGCCTTCCGAAGGCTGCCTGCCTGTGATAATTTCTCCTGCAAGTTTATAAAGATAGGTTTGGCGCGTTTTGCTGGTAGCGCTCTCCTTCACAGACGGCACTAGCTCTTTCGCTACTCCTCTTCCGTCAGCCACCACCGCCGCGAAATTCGACGCCGTCGGAATTCCCATGCGGACCGCGAACCATTCATCGGAACCTTGCTCGCAATCGAAGACCTCTATCACGAAAGGCTCCATTTCCAGGCTGATCTGACGAGGTCAATGATTGCTATAGCAAAGAGATAAGCAGCGATTAAAACAAAGACATCACCTATGCTCACAGCTCCGAATATGATATCGCATAGAGGCCACAAACTCATTTCTTTCACAGTTTTATGAATATGCCTTACATCTTCCGGATTTTGGACAGCCCAATCGGCAAAATAAGGCATTTTCCCGCCATTCGCAGACATTGCCGCGCTGTTCATCATTGATCCTGCTTTACCCAACGCGTATGCGCAGACAAGGCGGAATATGAATACGCCTGTGGCGCGAAAGGTCATAGTATTATCTCTTTCGCCGGAATTTTCTTAGCATTGAGCAGATTCATGGCCTCGCGAAACTGACTGGATCGAAGATCAACAACCGACTCCACTTTAAAAAACGCAAGAAACTTCGCCACGTCTGCATTGGTCGATGCGAGCTTAGTGCGAATGAGTTCCGCCTGCGCATTGGTTATCGTGCCGTCATGGTCGCCACCGCCATTGCCGTTTACACTTGCGGCCCTTCCATCATCATCATCATCCGCGCCGGCAACACCGACCATTGCGAATAATGATTGGCGCCTTGAGTAGGTTAGTGCCGAACCCTTTTTTTGGTGGTCTAGGTTGGGGCCGCAAACTAAATAATCGCTCTCAATCCATTGCCCAGACGAATGAATGAGTCGTGTTAGCAGAATCATGTTGCCGTTTCGGTCGGTCGTCGGGACCTGGAACACGGCGATCGATTGGGCTGATAGCGCGGGACGAATGCATTCAAGGCCTGTCGCAAGATCGGTATACATGTAATCGTAATTGCCCTTATCGCTCTTTACCTTTGCCGTCTTGTGTTTTGTTGGGTTCTCGATTTTCTCTTGGGCTTTTGCCATTGCGGCGGCGATTTCGCCAGTCTCTTGTGATGTGATCATGGCTTAAGCGGGCTCCATTGTATCCACGCCAATATTAAATTGACGCCAGCTAAAAACGCATTCACCGCGAATAAGAGGTAACTGCCGTTGCTATAACAAAGCGCGGCAACTGTGGCGGTTGCGGCAAACATTATCGGACATAAAATTCTCATTGTCACAACGGGTTACCCTTTTCTGTGTCGAGGCCCTTGGGGAATGGTTCAATATGGCCTTCAGGAAACGGATCAGTTTCAGGAGCAGGTATTTCCTGCAATTGAAACGACTCAAGATCTGAGTGCCAACAAGCAGCGTGCTTATCGCCTTCGTGATAGCCACAAATAAATCCACCCGCAGATAGACTTAGGGTTATGACGGCGATAAAAAATAAGAGCCGAAGTTTCATTAAACTGCCTCCCTCATAGCAACCTCTTCTTCGATTGTGCGTATTAAAGTGCGGATAGTCTCTTCGGGATGTCCCCGTCCGCATTGCTGCACCGCTTCCAATAGAACTGACTTGATAAGTTTCAGGCGAAGACCCCCCTTCGGGATATCATCCAATGATAGAATACAACGGTCTGCTGTAAGCAGTATCATAACTCGTTCCGCATCAGTCATTGCTATACAACCCGGGATCGCAGCGTGCGCACTCCATCGTAACCGCTTCGATGGCCGCCAGAGCTAGCACCCGCATTTCATCAAGCATAAAATCTTCCGAGCTGAACCCAATCTCCTCTAAAGCATCACGCAGAGCGGATTCGATTCGCTTGATTGCTGTTTCGCTGAAATCATCAGCCATTTACATACCTTCGTAACCGGTACTCATTGACGATGCTGCGCCTAGCAGTTGACGAGAACTCAACCTCATAACAGCCTGCAACAGATTGAATAATCTTGACGATTGTTGCCTTATCCCACCAACCCGTAGGTTCATAACCATCGTCAACAATATGGCTTGGCACTTCCTCAACCCAGACGTCGTCGCCTATCTTGTAATTGTAGATTGGTTCTGGCGCAGTCATCGCATCCTCAAAATAGTGAAGCGTCGCGGGCGCTATCCGCGCATTTCGGCTATACCAGCGCTGGTCATTTCGCAGCGGCTCCATTACTGGCGCTTCGCTCTGCCGCTCAATGCGGCAGGCCGAAACGTCACGCCTTTGAGAGTTTTCTTGAGCTAGCCTTGTGGCAGCGCCGCCAGAATTCTGGCCAGATAGACATGATATGCCCATCCCAGCCATTCGTATCGCCATAGGCGTTTTTCCAGTTCCTTAAGTAGCTCCGCCAGCGGCCGTGTGATGGTAGTTCTTGGATCATCTCTTCCTTAGTCAATGTGCATTCCTTCCATTTGTTAGTGTGAAGCGTCGCGGGCTCACCATCCGCGCATTGTACGGGCCGGCCTTGCACCAGCTCCATTTCTGGCGCTTCGCTCTGCCGCAACTAGCGGCAGGCCGAAGAGTCAGTTAGCTACTTATTGACCAGGCGAGCAAGTGTGTCCAAACACTGGATAGATCCCCTGAGCAATAAGAGTTGGCCGGGCGGCAATGATTCTTGCTCGCAAGTCTGTCGACCATGATACAAAGGCTGCCTCGCAGGACGGTGCAGTCTTGAAAGTTGCAATGTAGCTCGACGATGGGCCGTTCCAAATCACTGAAGCGAGGAGAACAGTATTAATTTCCCACGCAAAGCTAGGTGTCGCGCCGAGCATTACAATTGACGTAACAGCGGCTATAAGATAACGTCTCATAAATTCTCCGTGTCAGTTAGAGAGTGAAGCATGGCAGGTCGAAACGTCAGTAGCAGCGGTAAAATTCTCCTTCGTCCTCATCCCAGCACCAACCTCGGTGCCATCCACCATGCCAGCCATGGCTATGCCATGCGCCGCCATAGCCATCATTCCAGCCGCCGCCTCCGCCGTGCCAGCCATGGCCACCATGCCAGCCCCCTCCTCCATGCCAAGCACCACCGCCGTGCCAGCCACCATCATGAGCGTGCGCAGTCATTCCGAATGCGAACATTGCCATGACTACTAAAACAAATGCTATTATACGAATGGTCATTTTAACCTCTTTCTGAAGCTAGGCGCTTCGCACTACCGCCTTCTTTCTTGGTTTGTGCCTCGGGCTTCCCCTTCTCATCCAAGCAATGCCTCAGCGGCAGGCCGAAACGTCATTCTGAAATACGTTCATTAAGCATCCGCTGCTTGATCGCACGCCAACGTACAATCCAGCGGCCTATCGCCTTCCTTTCGGCGTCGTTTACTACTTGAAGACAACCGCATAGCTGATTAGCAAGCGAAATAGCTTCGTCAACCTTATCTGCTAAGCGGCGCTCCGGTTGCACTATTCGCCACCCTCTTCAAAAGTCGGTTCCTGCGGCGGCGTCCGCCGTGTGATAACGGGAACATCTGGCGAAAGAATTCGAGCAGAAACCCATCCCTTATGTGGCCATTGCTCTTGGTCATAAGCAAAGGCTATCCATCGCCATTCGATGTTGCGATCGTCTATGGCCGACCGGCCGCAGTAGACGACTTTCACACCGGCCTGAAGCTTCCATAATTGATTCGCATATAGATTTGGACGCGAGCGGACCCAACCAAACGCAGCGTTGTCTACAACCTCAATTTGGCAAGCAGATGCAGTGATAGTTGAAGCCAATAAGGCGGCTAGAGTTAATTGGAGAAATTGCATTGTAGCCTTTCTTTCTGAAGCTTGGTGCTTCGCACTGCCGCCGGGCTAGTGACGGCAGGCCGAAACGTCAGGCTACCCAAATCCATCCCTTGCTGCCTTCGAGCCTTTGCCACTCATATGCCATCCAATTCCCGTCCCTACCTCTGCGTCCCTCAATTAAGCGCGGGGCCTTTTTCTTAGCTTCCGCAAGATTTTCTGCATCGATTTCTCGAACGAACTTTCCGTTTCGAAGCACGCGATATTTGTTCATCACGCGACCTCGGCTACCTTGCGTAACTTGTAGAAGACGAACCTCGAGTAGCGCGCATAAAGCATGGCGCCCTGTCGGTTGATCGCTCGGATTTCTCCACCGAAACCGAAGTAGCGCTCGACCGGCAATTCGTCCTCGACGATAATGCGGAGCCGGTTGACGATTCCGCGCGGCCGAAGGAACGAAAGTCCCGGCGCTATACTTTCAAGGCTTGATGGATAAAGGGCGTAATGCCGAGCGCGACGCTTGACGTTATCGATTGCCACAGCGCGGGCGCGCGCCTCGATTGTTGCTAGGATACGTCGCTCTGTTTTGGTACACATAGCACGCTCTCCATAATGGTGTTGCGGAGGCGTCTATAACGGAACTGGATTAATGTGTCAACAAGAATCTTAATGTTCGTAGTTACCGCAAAAAAATCTGGTGCTTCGTAGTTAACCACTCCCGTGCTTTATGATACAAGCGCACCATTATGAGTGCGAGGTGGTAATTAGACACGTGACTACTAACAGTTTGTATCAGAATAAAGAAACTGACTGCACCTGGCGCAACGCTATTGTCGCCGTTTTGAATCAACGTGTTCGCGAACTAGAAACTCAGCTATTACTTTGCCAGTATGCCTGGGAGTGGCGGTGTCTAAATGATCGCCTAAAGGTGTGTCGAGGACTTTTAGAACAATTAGGGAAAGTTCAGCTGCCTCAACGTGAGAAAATCCCAAGGCCAACAATGTCCCCTCTAGAGCACCGGTAAGCAATTCCCGCCCTGAACCTGCGGTAAAACCCAAAATATCATTCGGCTCAACTCCTAAAGCCTCAGCCAAAGTTGACAGCTTGGCATACTGCACGGTTCCCCTCCCGCTTAAAATTTGAGTCACGGCATTGGCTGTTAATCCCAAGGCTTTGCCCAGCTCTTCATGAGTCACGCCCTTCTGGCGCATAAATGTGCGGATCCGTTCGCCTATTTCCTCGGCCTTGCGATTTAATTCTGCTTCTTCAGTCATGACACAATTTAAGTCGTGATACGCTTACACCCAATCTTAATAAAAATCTTGACACATCGGAAAATCGTACTACTCATACTCAAATAAATTAGGGGAATCCTTACATGTCAGACGCTTTCCTAAGTTGGACTCGCAGCTTTCATGATTTCTGCCCTATCGGCGTCGCCATCGCCATTGTTTGGCTGATCGTGGATGTCGGATATCGAAGGTACGTTTCTTCGCGTGAGGTGGCGCCCCGCTGGCGGAGTCCTCGTTTTCTGAAGAAACTCTTTTAAAGACCACAACGGTTACTGCGGACAATGGAATCCAAAGGTCGCCGTCGTCAGTGTCTTCCGGGGGTTGTTGGGTTGTCTTTTCCATGCCCGCAACGTGACACAGAGGTTTTTGGAGATGGCCAATTTTGCGTTGGATGGAAGGGATTTTGGAACACCCCTTTCCGAAGCGTCGTTTTTGGTTCGACAGTTAGGAAACTACGGAAACATAAGAAGCAAGGAAGCGATCAATCTAGCCTACATGCGCCTATCTCATTTTGGGATCTTTTCCCGAAACAGAGTCAAGGAACTTTTCTATGGAGAGACCTATTCGCGCAACAAAGTTTCGTCTCTGGAGATGGACGCAATTAGAAGCGCAGTCAGTGCAATGTCAAAACGAACCACCGATGTG